TGGAAGACGGACTTTCATTGTGATATGAATAATATTAATACTGAAATTTCAAGTTTTCATTTGAAGCTAGATAGAATTATCGATAAGATATTCAAAGTTTAGGTGTTATCAAGCTCCTCAACTTCTCCTCGTTTTGTATGACGATTACTCGGCGCAGGTTTAAACTCGTTGATTGCGCCGGGCTTTTTATAGATGGAACTTTTCGCATGGTGTCTCGTTGTTGTAAATTCGATATTCAGTTACTACTTGAGTACTACATTTGTCTAAATTGCAATTTTCCTACCGATCCGATATGCTCTAATAAAGCTAAGGAGAGTTATGCATGTCAAAATTCGATCAGTCAGTCGAATATATATTGCAAAGAGAATCTGGATTAGTTGAAAATCCTCTTGATCCAGGAGGGATAACAAATTTCGGTATATCAATTCGTTTCCTCAAATCACTTAGCATTGATCAGCTTAAAAAATATGGCCTTTATTTTGGCGAGACAATTAACAACGATGATATCAAACATTTAACACTTGATAGTGCTAAGTCATTGTATAAAGGGGAATTTTGGGATCACGCGCCTTTTGCATTAATTAACGATCAGTCCTTGTGTAATTATATATTTGATACATCAATCAATATGGGAATTTCCCCCGCCATTAAAGCACTTCAACGTGCGATTTGGGCTTACAATAAAAACAGAAATTGCTTGAAAGAAGATGGGATACTGTCGCAAGAAACGATCAATTTAGTAAATAGATCTAATGCTATGTCTCTTCTTTCTATTATGAGAAGTGAGAGGGCAGGAGATTATAGGGTTATTGTCGCACATTATCCTGAGCAAAAAGAATTTATTAATGGCTGGCTGAATAGGGCTTATGAATGAGTCTATTATCTGATGTAGTAGGTGAATCCATAGCTAAACCCATTGAGGCGGTTGGAAATGTTGCATCAAAATTTATCGTTACTGAAAAAGACAAGATGTCTTATGACCAGGCAATGTCTGATATGCAGGCTAAAATTGATACAATTGAGGCGCAGAATAATTCTTTTCTTGGGAGCTGGAGAGGAGGCCTTGGGTGGGTATGTGTTATTTGTATCGGGGTGTATTATATACCTCAGTTTATCCTTGCTGACTATCTTTGGTTCTGGGATTGCATTGCTAAACAAAATATTATTGCTTATCCTATTGATCCTGACTCAATATTTCATCTGGTTTGTCTTCTTTTGGGTTTCGGTGCTTATAGATCGTTTGAGAAAGTGATGAAGGTTAAATAATTGTTTCACGTAGAACAATTCATTTGAGTAAATACTGGCTTATTCCGAAAATTCCGAGAATCAGCGCCTGTATGCCACCGATAATACCAACTATACGCCACAGATTATCGTGTAGCAGTTTAATCATTGACAACTCAAGGCTATGCAAATCGTCTTGAATGTCCCGGCGTATTAGGAGAAGATCATAGTGTGTAATTAATGTATCATCATGCTTTAGTTTAAGATTTTCGTGGATTGCTTTCAAAAGTTTGTACCTATTCCGTTAAGTTTAAGTACAAACTATACACTTCGTTTTTTAATTAAACCAGTGATCTCGTGATAAATAATACATAATTCTTTCTTCTTCAGTCATTTTTTTTATTTTTTCATATCGTATTTTTTCAAATATTATGCAAGTCAAAAATATTAAAAAAATTGTTGAACTTAGTAGTAGTGGAATAATGATTAAAGTACTTATATTATTTTTCCTCTTTATACCTACCTTTTATAGCAAGGTATTCTTTGTTAATGAGATAACGTACCGTCCCTGTCATGCTTCTCATGTGATATTTTGCTATTTCAATTAGCATTTCTTTTTCTTCTTCTGTTATGTAGTAGCTTGTTGTTGGCATTATTATATTTCCTTTTCTTTTAATGCGTATAATATTGGTAATATTAATTTAAGAGAATCGTGATCAATTCCTGAATTAAGTACTTCATATATTGCGTCAGTAATTGCAAGTTGATAAATATAACTTTTAGCTTCTCTTATATAATTTTCTATTCTTTCTTCTTCTTTTTTATTTATCATTTTAATACCCCGCGTTTAATGTTTTTTGAACTATAATAAAATCATCATGTTCTTCTTTTAATTCTTTTACTTTGACTTTTGCTTCTTTTAGATTGTCGTAAACAGCCCTTACACATTGATTCATGTCTAGCTCTTGTACGTCTATTACTAAGTATAGTTTCATTTTATTTTCCTTTGTTAATGTGTTTTAAAAATATGAGTTTTACCGTTACAATCAAATGAAATGTAATCACCTCCTAAAAACATATCTCGTGAAAACTTCTCATAATCAATATAATATTGTAAACTTTCTGGTATTAAATATAGATTGCACTCATCAAATAATTGAGTCGAAAAATCTAATTCATCATCAAACTCTCCTCGATAATAATTCTCAAATGATTCTATTGTGTTATCTATATCATTGTAATAAGAATATACAGATTGAAAAATATCACCGTACTTTTTTGTTAGTGTTGCTATTTGTACAACTTTTTCTATATCTTCATATTCACTAATGTTTATATCAAATTCATGATCATGTATTGCCCATTCTTCAGCGTCTTTTATTGATGAAGATTTTAATATTTTCTGTATTTCATCGTGCACTTCATCAGCCGTTTTATCATGTAAGTCTTTAATCCATTCGCCATGCAATATTCCATTGTTGTAAGATGCAAGACAAGCTACGTAAATTGACATATAATATTCTCTCTTTAGTGCGGATTACCGCGTTGTTTAAATACCCCTCACCAAAGGGGGTTTTTTTATAATTCTCTTACTGTAAAATTATCCCAGTCGCACATGTCTGATTGGTCGTCTACTTCCTCTGGGTTTTCTGCTGTTACTTAACATCGTATTTCATTTTATTTCCTCGCATTTGTTATTAATTATCAAAATAAAAAAATAGTGATTTAAGTTTTGATTCTTGTGTTGATGTTATTCTATGAAAATATTCCCTTTGTTTTTCTCCTAAAAAATCAATTAAATTTATTAAATCTTTTGCTGTAATTTTTTCTAAATATTCATTTGTTAAAAATTGTTCCAGTCTATGAAGATCGTGTTCTCTATCGACTCTTTTTGAATAACCTATTTGTATGCATGGAACCTTTGGCATTTCTATTGAAAATGAAATCATCTTATATCCTCGCAGTTATGGGAGTATTTTAACCTCCCGGTTGTTATTTATAGTTCGCTCTTTTTCTTGTTAAGATGAGCTGCTTTTTTGTCATATTCAACTCGTGTTATTTTTCCCCTCATATAACTTAAATAAAGAATATTAAGCTGTAATTCTATTTTTCTTTTTTTATTTTGATAAGTTGCAAATGTCATTTTTATATCTCTTTTGTTTGTTGCTTACTACTTAGTAAGTAAAACCATTATATACTAATAAAAAGTATAATCAATAGTTATTTTAGTATATTTATAAATATATTTGATTTGATTACATCATTGAACTATAATTAATCAATAGTTAATTATATGAAAAGGATTTCATATGAAGTGCAAAGGGAAAGACTGCAAAGCGCCGGCGAAAGAAAAGGGTTACTGTCCTCAACATGCACCTAAGAAGTGATATCTATGTCTAACGTAATGGGAAGACCTACACATTATACAAATGAATTAGCAGATAAAATATGTGATGCTATCGCTTCATCTACGAAAGGCACTAAGAAGATTTGTAACGAAAATTCTGAATTTCCAAACCAAGAAACAATGTTTAAATGGCTTGCAAAACACGATTACTTTAATCAGCAATACGTGCGTGCAAAACAAAAACAAGTAGAGCCTTTAGTCGATTCTATGCTCGATATTGTTGAAGAAGATGCAGACGTGCAACGCGCAAAACTCAAGGTTGACACCTACAAATGGCTAGCATGTAAGCTAGTTCCAAAGCTCTACGGACAGAAGAAAGATGAAGACAATCAATCAGAATCATTAATCGAGAAATTAATAGACAAGCTATAACGCTCGCTATATCATTATTGTACACGTAACTATCAAAAGGATTTGATATCATGGCTGTTAAATTCATATCAAGAGACTGGGGCGTTAATGTCTCAATCGTTCGACTCACTGTATCAGACTCACTAGGCGTTGCTTCAGCTTCAGGCTACATTGCTGCGCAAGCTGCTAATATCTCGGCTGCTAACAATGGGGCGTTCTCATGGTTGCCAGGTGATGAAGTATTGGTTCAGGCAAGCGATGGTAATGCATTCTATGAAATATCATCCGACTTTAGTTCGCTTGTTGCTTCAGGTTCCTTAAGTCCTGTTTTATCTGGAATAGTGGCACACGCAGGCGGTGGACAAGCTAACGCAGTACAATTAAATCCTGGTTATAATGTAATAGCTACAGTAGCCACAACTGGTGATAGCGTTGTATTGCCATCGGATTCTTTAGGACAAAATGTACTTGTATACAATGCAGGTGCTAACTCTGCAAACGTATTTCCATCATCAGGAGCTAACATTAATGCATTAAGTGCAAATACAGCTTTAGCAGTTGCAGCAGGTGCAAACACATCATTTTATGGTGTATCTGCTACGCATTGGGTATCTAAATAATTTATTTCAGGAGTATATATCATGGATGACGGACGAGAAGGCGCGGTTGAGAATGTTAAAGATCAACACTATGTTGCTATGCCAAAATCTTGGGAAGCGCGTAACAATATCGATATGAACAAGGGCATGGGCTACAACAACATGGCTGACATGGCAAACGTTGCTCACCCACCAACAAAAATGGAAGGCGCTAAACGTAACGTTCAATTATCCCCTGAACTGCCAGGCGAGAATGATTTTAACTACGACAAAAATAGATAATAAAAATTTTAACCATTGGCAAGGCGATTTACACGGTCGCCTTTGTATTATATTAAGGATGTGATATGAAAGACTCTCGAATAGACCTATACAATGAATTTCACAAACGTTACAACGAATTAACACAATTTATCGCTCAACTACCGATCAATCAAAACTTTCGTGGAGTTATAGCAGTTAACTTCGATACTGGCTTATTATGGACACGCGAAGCAATCAATGCTATTAACCTTGATACACCACCGGCTGAAGAAATAAATATAGCGAGCTAAATGATATCAGACGATAAGCTAGACACGTTGAGAGACTTCAAGAAATTCTCACCAAAGTTTCTCAACATCCGCAGTAAATCAGGGCAACCCAAGGCTTTCGCATTCAATCGCGCTCAAGAATATTTGCATGATAGATTACAGATACAGAAAGAAAAGACCGGTCGTGTTAGAGCGATTATTCTTAAAGGCCGTCAGCAAGGTTGCTCAACATATATACAAGCCCGTTTCTTTCATCAAGTCATCACATCAAAAGGCAAGAAAGCATTCATATTGACTCACGATAAAGAGGCAACTAAGAATCTATTCGGCATGGCGCAAAGGTTTTATGACAACATCGAATCAGGATTTATTCCGCAAGCTGATACCGCTAACGCAAAAGAATTGTACTTCAAGGCTCTTGATTCAGGTTATGCGGTGGGCACTGCGGGAAATAAAGCGGTTGGACGATCACAAACAATCCAATTATTTCATGGCTCGGAGGTGGGTTATTGGGCGTTTGCTGAAGAACATAGTAAAGGTATACTTCAAGCTATCAGCAATGAAGAAGGAACAGAAATAATATTAGAAAGCACGGCGAATGGAATAGGCAACTACTTTCATCAACGCTGGCAAAATGCAATGCATGAGGATAATGAATACCAGGCGATATTCCTACCGTGGTATTGGCAAGACGAGTACACTTACAATAGCGATAATCTCAATCTAACTGAAGAAGAAGACCATTTATTTAAGTTATATAGCAAGAATGGTTTAACAAAATCTCATTTAGCCTGGCGACGCGTCAAGATATCAGAGTTTAGCAAAGACTTTGATGCAGGACGTGAGCGTTTTAACTCTGAATATCCATTCAATGCAACTGAAGCATTTAAAAATCCCGTTGCTAACGCATTCATAAATTCAACTTACGTTGATAGAGCGCGCAATAATGATCTAGTATCTGAAGGGAAATTGATTATTGGCGTTGATGTTGCTATTGGCGATAGAGACAGGACGGCAATTATTAGAAGACGTGGACGATGCGCATATGATTTAGAAAGATTCGGTAATCATAATACAATGGAAATAGTGGGAAGGCTTAAACGCATCATTACGCAGGAGAAACCTCACAAAGTCTATGTTGATTGGATTGGCATAGGCGCTGGCGTTGTTGATAGATTGAGAGAAATGGGTCTTGATTGCGTTGAAGGTATCAATGTTGCGCGTTCTGCTAATGACAAAGAGAAGTTTAAAAACCTTAGAGCTGAATTGTGGTCTGATATGCGTGACTGGTTGTATCAAGATATGGTTGTGAAGATTCCCGATGATGATGAATTACATGGTGAGCTTTGTTCACTAGGATTTAAAGAAAATAGCAATGGTCAGCTACAAATTGAGAGCAAAGATGATTTGCGCGCTCGTGGTATGCCGTCCCCTGACGGAGCAGACGCTCTAAGTCTTACATTTGCAGGTGCTGGGATATATGGTGTTGCAAGTCAGATAGATATACCAAAACTTGCGCCTTGGGAAAGGACGATGTTTAGATGATAGATGAATCTATCAAAGTAAGTAAATAAGCGTTAGAATAGATTAATTATTGTTCTGTTAAACGGAATTAACGACAATGCCAAGAAAAGACCCCGAAATATGCGGGAAAATACGCGATCGCGTTGATAAATGGGAAAAGTATTGGACAATTAATCGCTCATTATACTATGAGTGGATAGACTTCGTCATGGGTGACCAATGGCGAGAAGATGAATCAAAGTTATTCGAGCGTTACAATAAAATTCCCATGATGGCTAACAAGCTTGGCGTTCTTATGAACCATATGCTTGGCGATCAGATTCAAAATACACCCAATCTTCAAATAGTACCCGATGATGATGTACCAGTAGAAGCTGCTAACACGCGTGCAGCACTCATTAAAAACATATCACTAAATTCCGACTCAAAGACAGTATATCAAACAGCCTATGGTCAAGCCGTTGTTGCAGGATATGGCGCATTCCGTATTTATACAGACTATGTTAGCAACGAGAGTTTTGATCAGGAAATATTAGAAGAAGCATTTGATGACCCTAATAAATGTTATTGGGATATATCAGCGAAACATATATGTAAAGTTGATGGAATGTATGCAGGTTATAAAACTCGAATGTCTCGCAAAGGATTTAAAGACCGTTGGGGACGAGATATTGAATCTCAGGTTGGTACTACCGCAGTTACAGAAGACAGCACAATGGCATTTGCTGATGATGATTCAATTACTCAGATAGATGATTTTGAACGCATTGGTGAAAAGATTAAGATTTATAGGTTATCGGATGGTTCGACCATTAATTCTGATCAATTTAAAGATTTGAGAAGAGAAATTATAGATAACAAAAAGTATTTGATTAAGGACGGAATGCCCGTCACTGTCCTTGATACGCGAGAAACAGTACGTTATAAGATTAAACACCGTCAAATTGCGGGTGATTTTGTATTAAATGAGACAGACTTTCCTAGTGAAAAGTTACCTGTCATCTTCGTTGATCAAAAGTCATACTTTACAAAGCAAGGGCAGCAAATAATCAGATCATTCTTTAAAGACGTTAAAGATATACAACGTTACCTGAACTACTTATTCACTCAATCTTGTTACATCATGAAGATTAGCCGTTATGATCAATTCATAATGCCGAGAAAATGCGCTGCTAATCCAGACACTCAGCAACAATGGCGTGACCCAAGCGTTGTTAATGGCGCTCTTTATTATGATGAAACCCCGAGTGGTGCTAAACCTGAGCAATTGAGACCGCCAGAACTAGCACAGTCTCTTATGCAACAATACCAGCAAACTCTTATGGATTTGCAAAGCGGAACGGGATTATATAACACACAATTAGGTGATCAAGGCAATGAAATTTCAGGTACTGCTATTAGTAAGCGCAATGAAAGGGGTTCGAAAAACACGCAAATACCGCGTACCTCTCTTGATATAGCAATTGCAACGGCAGGTGAGATCATAAATGAGATGATTCCAAAGGTTTATGACACGCAACGTACATTGATTCTCAATACCGCAGATTCGCAAGAAGATAAGATTGAGATTAATAAGCCAACTGACGAGTACGGCCTACAAATTCAGAATGACATGACGAAGGGACGCTTCAAGATACGCCTTAAACCAGGCCCTTCATACGAAGGACAGAAAGAAGAAGCTCTTCAATCAATGCAATTAGTTCTTCAAGCTGACAAAGGCGGTCAAGTATTCCCAATGATTGCTGATCTTTATGTGGAAAACTTACCACTGGACAACAATCTTGAGCTTCGCAATAGATTACGCACCATTGTATCTCCTGAAATCATAGAAGCTGGTAAAACTGGTAAACCATTACCACCAAAACCTCCTCAACCATCCCCTGAGGAACAAATGCTGCAATTGAAGCAACAAGAATTGCAGTTTAAGGCGCAACAAGCTCAGCAAGAATCTCAAATGAAGATGAAAGAGCTTGAGTTAAAGCAAGCAGAGCTACAACGTAAAGCTATCGAGTCACAGCAAGACATGACAGTAGCCTGGGAAAGATTAGAAGCAGAGAAACAAGAAGCAGCAGCAGAATTACAATCATCAATCATGCGTTATCAATCAGAAAATCAACGTATAGGAGCCGACCTTCAAATAAATCATTCACAAAACTTAATAAAAATGTTGACTCATACAGGTCAAATGTTTCACGAAAAAGAGTTGCATCATAAAGACTTAATGCACAAATCAAAAACTAAATAAGGATGTTATAGCATGGAAGCTAAAAATATAGATGACGTATTAGTTAAATCAATGAATGAGCAAGCACCTGTACAACCGCATTCTGCACCCATTCCAGAGGTATCAGCGCCTATACCTCAAGAAAGTGAGCCGGAACCAGTAGAACAACCAAAAGTAGAGAATGTAGTACAAGAACAAGAGCCAGAAGCTCCTAGAGAAACAAGTGATAATCCTATAGATGAATATGGTAATCCCGTAGAAAAACCCCGCACATACACTGAGGATGAAGTACAGCGCATGATTCGTGATAGATTATCTCGCGGTCGTCATGCTGAACAACAACCTTCACCTCAGCAAATTAAACATGCCACTGATAATTTTCAATCTGACCCAAACAGTGAAGAATCGTGGGAAGTCCAACTTGAGAGTTTTATTGAAAAAACAATCGATAAACGCCAAGCAAAACAAAGCGAACAACAATGGCGAGAGCAAGAAGCTGCAAAGCAAGCTGACTTTGAGAGCCGTTTTTCAGCAGGCATGAACAAGTACAATGACTTTCACTCTGTAGTTGCAGGAAAGCCAATTACTGATAGCATGATGTTGGCAACACGTCACCTTGATAATCCCGCTTCATTTGTTTACGGGGCTGCAAAACTTCATCCTGGTGAACTAGAACGTATATCAAAGATTCAAGACCCCTACGTTCAGGCTGCCGAGGTTGGTCGTTTACATGAGAGAATGGTAAAGACTCGCGCCACAAATAGCCAAGCTCCTAAGCCACTTGAAGCACCAAAGGGCGATATGCCAAGTAAACATAATTATCAACCTTCTTTGGAACAAAGAATAACAGAACATGCAAAGGCTAAAAGGAAATAGTATAGTGTTATTTTAAAAGGAGCTTAATATGCCAATACCCGGTGACAATGGAAATCCCGTTAAAGAGAAAGAAGATCAAGAGAAGCGCATTAGTCATGTTGCTAATACTGGAGCTTGCGTTCAGAAAGAAGTAAAGTTTAATCCTCCGGAAAAGAAATATAACTGCATTTTTGGGGAGATTTAATATGAAAAAAAATGGAATTGATTATGATGAATGCTGCTACGAAGAAATGTCGAAAGGGATTGGTGGTCAAAGTATTGAATCTGATTACTACAATCCTCCCTTTAGAAATCAATATGAATTGAATAAATGGAATAGCAAAGGATATGATCAGTCTGGTATGAAAAAATGAACGAACGTGACCAGACTAGAGTAGCCTACGAAGACGGACCAAAGGAAGTAAATACGGCACCTAAAATGCCATGGCCTGACGTATTTCCTGGAAACAAAATGCCAAATGTGAATCGCTTTCAAAAGAAAGTGAAACATTCAACAAATGGTAATTCTAGGCACAAGGAGTATCGTTAATGAGCCAAGTTGTAGGACGAGTATCTAATCCTTCTGGTCTAACAATGGAATCTCAACGTGCGCCTAACTATAGTATGGGTAAGAAGGAGAAAGATATGCCGTTACATAAAGGGAAGAGTAAAAAAATAATTGGTGAAAATATATCTGAAATGGAAAACGCAGGACATCCAAAAGATCAAGCAATTGCAGCCTCTTTGAATGAAGCTCGTGAATCAGGTGCTAAAATACCAAAGAAACACGCTGCTCACTCATCACATCATCGTCATAAGGAACATAGATAATGAAAAATTCATGCGCTGGAAATAAGCCAATGAAGAAAGACGAAAAGAAAATGTCTCACGTTCCAAAAAAGAAGATTGAAGAACATGCTAAAAAGAAAAAGAAGTAACTAAGACGACAATAACTTCTGATCAAAGTGCTTAGCGAAAGGTTTAGTTGATATACCTGGCTTATCTTTTGGGTCAAGCACTATTGTCTGTATTTCCTCATTATCATCGACATTAATCTTAGTTAACATCAACTCTTGATTGGTTAACTTCTTATACATTTCATTGAATTGAATTCTTTGTTGAGGAGTTAAACTATTCCATAGAATTATTGCTTGTTTTCGAGACATCTTTGGTGCTATTGACATAAATCATCCTTAATTTATTTGCCCTCTATAGGACTTGAACCTATAACTTACGATTTACGATACCGTTACTCTACCAATTGAGTTAAGAGGGCTTAAATGGTGCCCTCAAACAGAATCGAACTGCTATCAGAAGATTACAAATCTACTGTAATACCATTATACTATGAGGGCTTTTTTCTTTGCTCTATACCTTCTTTGCCTCTCCATAGCCATTTCAGGTTTTTTTTCGTAATGCTCTTTGTTCTTTATAGCATAATACTCTTTATTGTTTTCTCTATATTTTTTAGATGTTTTTCTATCTTTTTCACGCTTGCAATAAATACAACGTTTATATTCTATTTTTTTAATAGTGACAATTTTTATTTCATTTTCTTTTAAAAAACCATGTTTTTCACAATTCATTTTATCATCTCTTTTTGTTGAATACAAATCATTATATAACAACTGATTCATGATCGCAACAAGTTTGTAAATGCAACTTGCAATTTGCAATTGCAAACTATTTACCGCAATTGCGTTGACAAATTAATAAAAATGTAAAATTTAGCACAT